CTTGGACCTGATCAACACTGCTATGACATGAACAACCTTTTGGTTGGGTTCCTGTTGGTACTGTATGCACTCTATTTTGGAAAGCGTCTCCCTAGCGTCATTCGTGCGCTAGCGAACTCTGGTCTGGGCGACCTGTCGACTCCTTCGGGGCTGACACGTTTGTCGCTGAACCTGTGGTTCCTGCTGGAGATGTGGGGTGTGTATGCTATGCTCATTGCTTTGCTGAGTTTGTTCACAGATTTGGTCACCCCGTTCGAACGGGTTTGGCAACAGACTACATACATTGGTGCTGGAAGCGCTTTCCTTCGGGGCGCGCTTTGGGTTGCTCTTCTCGCTATGGGCAACTTCCACTCCCTACTCATTGGGGTGGTATGTCACCAGGTGGTCGTTGTCAATGCTGAAGGTATCCAAGAGTACGAGGCCAGTTCGGCTTTGGACTTCCTGGTCCTGATGCTAATGGTGTCCTTCTGTGTGATAATCTTGGTGTTGCAGTGCGTGTATCTTTGGTGGCTGGTTACGACCCGCGGACGCCCTACTAGGGAGTATCTCGGCGAGCCTGGCACTAAGTGGGTACCGTCGGGGATCTGGCACTGGTTAAGGCTATTGTCACTGCGGTTCAGCGTCTGGTTTAGGAGTATGACGCTGCAGTCGTTTATCTGTGCTCACAACGAGCACGAGGAGAGATTTCGGCACCACATGAGGAAAGAATGGAAAGACGAGGACCAAGCAGCACCATGCCATGGCAAGGTGACTCATGGACACCCGAGGCTAGCCGCTGAGAGACGCGGAGTGCATTTCAACGTTATCCGGCTATTAAACAAGAAGGGGTATCAACCGTACGATATCTCGACTAGTCGGCGCACGCTGAGGTCGCGCACAGCCAACGGACAGCCACTGCCTGGTTTCCACGGACACTTCTCACCTCGGGACTTCCAGTTCCCTGAGCGAAATGACAGGATTGGAGACGAGCATGCTCTGGTGATGATTGACGTTGATTACTACGTCGACATGCACCATCTTGGGAGCCTGTTCAGACCAATGGTCTTGTACACGTTTGCGCCAACCACTCCCTGCGGACACACTGACGAGTCCACTTGGAGCACGACTTACATCAATGAAGTCGCGGTGGTAGCGTATAATGTGAACGGCGGTAATGTTTACTCACACAAGATGTGGGATTACGGCCAAACAGACTACGTCATATTTAAGCACGGGGGGCTGGGGTTCGTCTATGCCATCGAGAGGCATCGGCCCCACAACACTTCGACGCACATGGTTGTTTGGTTACAGCCCTGCGTCATTGTGGGCGAGAACGAGTTGAAGACCAACATCTTCGACCGCACCCATGTGGTAGACCGAGTCCGCCAACCACAACATGTGACGCAAGACGGCGATCTCGTAACAATTGTTGACAACAATTTGCAGTTCAAGCTGCGGGCATCTTTGTACCAGGTGATACAGGCATCGGTTGAGGCGCAGAAGACAGTGTCTTCTCACTTGACTAAGGCCTTTCTCGACCAACATCGGGAGGACTTGGTGGAGGGTGACCCACAGTATTTGGCCGAGTGGATTACTGCTAAGACGAAGAAAGGGTCTTTTCCCAACGTACTCGTCTACGCATCTGTGATCAAGCGGCCAGATGGCACTCCGTTCAAGAATGAACTGATCGACACCCATGAGGTGATGGAACCACGTCCGACTAACGCGCCCGCGGCAACTGCTACGCGCGACGTGTCGTCTGACGCCGGTGCCGTACAAACGAGGATTTCAGCAATACACAACAGTACTGTTGGTCCGAGTAAGTATGATCAGTACGTCAAGGAGTTCTGCGATTTGATGGCTAAACATACTGGCGTGAAGAAAGGCTCACTGAGTCCGTTAACGCCAGACGAGTTGCTCGAGAAAACTGAGAGGAAGAAGACCAAGGCGAAGATATTGGGAGCAGTGGAAACTGCTTTGAGCAGCGGTGATCTTAGGACCGTGTTCATCGAGGGGTTCGTGAAGCGCGAAGCTTATGCTAAGCCTTCCGACGAGAGGCAAATCTCCCCCACCAACGATGAGCATCTCGCTCAGATGGCCTCATACGCCATTCCATTCAAGGAAATGCTGTGCAAGTTGCCCAACTACATGCCGGGCAAGACTCCTGCTGAAATAGCTGAGCACATGCAACTCCTCATCGCCTCTGGCCACAAGCTGTGGGAGACTGACTTTTCTCGGTATGATGGGCAGCAGAGTCGCTGGCTCAGGAATACCGAGGTCATTGTTCTCTCTTACTTCTTCAGTGACCCGAGAGCTGCCGAGTTAGCGTACAACGAGATTTTCAGAGTTTCCGCCAAGTGCAAGGCAGGCACCTATAG